ATTCTTGGATTATTAGGATTAGCTTTTACTTTCGAGATAGGTATTAATTCAATATTCATTTTGGAAGATTGTATAATCGTTATTGTCTTCGTAACGCTTTGTTTGTTCTGCCCATATCCTATCGCACTTTGATAAGCCTTCGTCTTTCATTTTTCTATAAGGTGTATCTTGCCCGACATCGTGTCCGATATGCTCGGCTCGTAAGTCACTTAAATAGTAATTAATGTGTCCGGTCATTCTTAAACGATAAGCATAATCCGAATCTTGCATTCCATAAGGGTCATAAGCCTCATTGAAATAACCTATCGTTTCAATAGCTTTTAAAGGAATCATTACATTTCCGAAAGAAGCATCTTGAATATGAATCGGTATTCCGTTGATTACTTTTCGTTCGGTTATCCCTTCGACAGTGTGTATTCCTATCATTCCACTATTAGGGATATGTAAACAAGCTTCCACCATTCTTAATAACCAATTATCGGGCATTAGAATATCATTAGCCATTGTTACAATCGCATCGTATTGTTTTGAGCGGCTTATTCCGTAATTGATAGCTCTTGATATTCCTTTTAGATTAACTTGTGTTAGGTCAAAATGATAACCAGCGTTTCCGAAATTATGGTTCTTTACACGTTGAGTATATTCGTGTCTTTCGTAATCTAAAAAGATAATATTAACGAGCATTGATTCCTAATTCTTTAACCGGAACTCCGGCATATTTATAATAGGGTTTCAAGATAGATTTCTTTCCTACAAAAGCCGAAGCACCAATCATACAACCTTCGGGTACTCTTACCTTTTGGTGTATGACCGCATTGAGTCCTATGTTACAATACTTTTCTATAATTGAATGACCGCCTATTTTAGCTCCGCAACTTAACGTGACACCTTCGCATATTATGCTATCGTGTCCGCAGTGAACTCCTTTCATAAGATAAGCGTTCTTTCCGATTATCGTTCTTTGATGTGTTCCGGAATCTACTGTAACCAATCCGGTTAATCTTGCTCCCGACATTATCGTAACTAATCCTTCGCAATCTTCTCTACCTTTCCATTCCGCTGGTGCTCCAATAATACAATAAGCACCGATGTAAACATTCGGCTCAATTATTACATTGGGGTAGATTATGGCGGTTTCGTGTATAAACATTAGTTAGAAATTCTTAAATAATCAAGCTCTTCCTTGCCCTTGATAATTGCGTTCCTTTCGATTATGTTTATTATATCTCTTATGAGCCTTTCCCTTTCTTCGCTTTCCAAATGTTGTCTTTCCAACAGTTCCTGATTTAGCCATAACTCAACTACCACCTTTTATATTTTGATATAATTGTTTCCTTTTCTCGTTTACTTTAAATAAGTTATAATTCTCGTTCGCCCATTCAAATAACTCTAAACCTTTCTCATTTCTATAAATAGCATCTTCCGTAACTTTTTTAATCTCTTTGTACCAATCGCCTTGTTGATTGACTTGAATCATTGGCGAACCCTTATAGGGTGGAACGTTTGAACCAATGACCGGAATCTTTTTACAAGCAGCTTCCAAGAGTTTAAGATTAGATTTCATTCTATTAAACTTCGTATCAACCAACGGAACTAAAGAAACATCGGCATCATTATAAAAATTCATATACTCCGTAACTGGAAGGAATCTACGAGTACCGCCTAACTTTAAGCCACAAGTAAAGTTTGAAATCATACGATGCCAAATGGCAGCACTTCCAGCTCCTTCGTCATTAAATCCGCATAGCTCAAAGAATACTTTTTTACTTAATTGAGAATCAGAAGCAACTCTTTTTAAAGGGTATTGTAAAATCTTAATATCCTTTTCGTGTGTTATTGAACCGGTATAAACAAATTTTATTTTATCGCTTTGCTCTCTTACATCGGTAAATTGGTCATTACCATACGGAAGGGCATTAGGTAAGATAGCTACGTTTGAGTTAAAAGGTCTTATTTCTTCCCACAACAAATCATTCGTACAAGTAACTAAATCCGCAATTTTAATATGATTAATTATTTCTTGTGTAGGGTAAACCGAGAATAAAATATGCGAAGAATCTAAATACCAATAATCGTCTATGTCAACTATTAACTTAAATCCGTATTTCTCTTTGTATTCTAAAAGCTTTTCAATCGGTGTGCCAGGACAAAATCTATTAATTAGTAAAATATCAAAGCCTTCGTTCAAAGCTTCTTCGTTTAAAACATCAGTAAAATAAGCGTAGGTCTTTTCTAAATAATAAACCGGTAGCATCATTCTATGATAACCTACACCGGAGTTTTCTTGTGTAATAACGAGTATTCTCATTTCTTTGGTCTTCCTCTTTTCTTTTTTTGTAAACTTACTTCTTGACTTTCGATAATCGGTTGTTCACTTATTACTTGACTTTGCACATTAGATTGTTCAAAAAGAACGATTAATCGATTGAGCATATCAAAGACACACTCCCCACACCAATATGTCAAAGAGAATTGCTTATCTAAATACTCACGATACATTCTTTCGTATTCTCCTAACACTTCAAAAGGAATGTTACGAGTAAATCCGAGCTTTACGGATTCGAAGTTAATAATGTGTTGTTTACAGAAATCAATGTCTTGTTGTTTCATTTTTGATAAAGATTATTTAAAAAGTTTTTAAAGAATGGCGAAATAACCCCAGCACCGAACATACAAAGAACTCCATCGGTTACTAATTCCGGAACAAAGAATAACCCTAAAGCAACCCAAGCCGTTAAGCATAAGGTACAATTAAAGGGTTTAAAATCTATTCCCCATTTAAAAGGAAATCTATTTTGAGTAATAAAATAGAAACTAAAAAAGTTTGCTGCTAAAATGATTTTAAGAATCAACATTGTTTCGAATTTTATATTTGAGTAAAACCTTTGCTTTGCGAATTGTCTTTAATAATGACCGATAAGGAATTTTTGTATCTCTTGAAATAGCCAAAAGATTCTTTCCATTCTCGGCATAAAGTTTTAATAACTCGGCTTCGTACCAATGTAGGACTTGCATTCCTTCCTCTAATTTAGTAACCAGCGATTCATCGTATTCTTCCTTTTTGAGTTCGTAGGATAAAGGGATTTCTTGGTAGAGCTGGCGAAACTTTTTATAGAATCCGCTTCTATCGCTCTTTGCCATATTCAAAATAGTACGAACAATAAAATACTTTAAGTACCCTTGTTCAAACATTTCAAAGAGTTTCTCCTCGTTCATTTCACATAACACCAAAAACACTTCCTGCCTTAAATCCTCTTGTAATTCATAAGGTTGCATCTTCCCAATAGCCTCGTTTATATCGGGAGAATTGTACATTGATGTTATGATAAAATCTCGTTTCACTCTCCTAATATACTTTACTTATACTTATTCTTTATCTTCTTCTTCTTCTTACAGAGTACAAGATACTCTATGGCATACCTATTGACTACCTATTCAATACCCTCAAAATCAATACTTTATAACATTGTAAATCAATAAGTTAGAAAATATTAAAAAAAAAGTACAAAAATATTTTGTTATGTGAATAATAGGTACGAAATTCGGTCTGTAATTGATTAACAAACCAATAAATTAAATCAAATGAAACCACAAATCAAACTCGGAATCGTTCTACTAATTGTAATGTATTTAGTAGGTTTACTTCAAGATATTCATTCACTTTAAATCAAACCAAATGAAAATCACACTTTCAACCACCGCAACAGATTTTAAAGTTATTTTAGAAAAGTATTACATTTATCAACCGACTTTCGTAGAGGCAAAGCCAAATGGAGATATCGCCTTTACTTTAGATTTTCCGTATGATTTTGATGATGTTATTAAAATGGTATTTTTAATTGGACAAGGTTCTATGATTGAACAAATGAAAACAATTTTAAACTATGAACAACCTACTCAAGACAATTCAATGTACTCTTTTCTTGAAAAAGCGTAAAGAGAAAGCCAAGCCTTATCCAGAAACCTTTAGAACAGTACAACCCAAAGAACACGCAAAGGATTACGGAGAATGGTTAAAATACATTTACCTTGAAAGAAATAGACCATACCGCAGAGGTCTTTAATATGAACGGAAAAGGGGGGAGATACTAAAATGGGTTTTGGTTGGTTTCCCCCCTAATTTTAAAAATTACTACTATGAAACTACACGAAAAGATTTTTCATTATTGCATACTCGGAGCGATTGTATATGCAATTTATTTTGTAGCTTGTATCATATTTGATTTACATTGTTTAATCCAAAAAATAAAAAGATGGAACTAACCAAACCAAGCGAAGCACTACAAGTAGCTTCCACACTTCAAAACTTCGTTACAGAAAGAAAACTAACCGCCAACATTCAAGGAAAGAATTATCCATTAGTTGAAGCTTGGCAATTTGCTGGTTCTCAATTAGGACTTATTCCAGTAGTTAAAGAAGTAAAGAATCTTTCTACCGATAGTGAATTAAAATACGAAGCCTTTGTTGAGGTTATTCGATTAACCGATTCGGTTGTACTTTCACGAGGCTATGCAGTTTGTTCTAATAAAGAACATTCTAAAAGAAGATTCGATGAATACGCTATCGCATCAATGGCACAAACAAGAGCGGTAGGAAAGGCTTATAGAAACATATTGGCTTGGCTTATGAAGGCAGCCGGATTCGAAGCAACACCAGCTGAAGAAATGGATTTTATTAAAGATGAAGTAGGCGATGATGGAAGGGATTTCTTATTAGCTCTTTTAGATTCTTCTTCTTACGAAGGTAAAGTAAAGGATAAGTTGTATATTCGGATTACCGGAATACTTACGAAAGATGAATACGAGAAAGCTAAAACTGATTTATTGAACAATCAAGTTGGCATTGATTCTATTCCCAATCCTTCGCAAAAAGATATCAACGCACACCTTAAAAAATCTGTAAAATGAGTTGGAGTGAAACCGGCATATCAAGATTAAGATTCTTCATTTATGATGACGATGGAGAAGAAGTTTATATTAAAACAAAAATAAAATATTCATATACTCCAGGTATTCGTGATTTAGAATATGATTTTGAATACGAAATTAAAAGCATTGATGCACCGGATTGGGTTGGGGAAAACGAGATTAGGCAAGAATTAGACCAATGGAGTATTTATGATATAATGAATCCCGAAGATTACAATTCGTACTAAATCCCTGCAATATGCCTATGCAAACAAAATCCAACATTCAAAAAGTTGGTGGCTCTTACCGAGTAAGAGTACAGAAAAACGGAAAGCGAGTAAGCAAATCGTTTACGAGCCAACGTAAAGCTTTAGAGTTTCGCAAGAAACTATTGAGCTAAAAGGTAAGCCGGAAAGGAATCAAGCGAGTTCGATTCTCGCTCCGGCTACGAATCAAAAACAAATATATGAGTTACAAAATGGCGAGAGAAATCTCCGAAAAACAAAACAAAGTTTATTGCGGAAGCGGTAAAAAAAGAAATGACACTTGGTTAAGTGCTACTATAAACGTAGACAAAATCCAAGATTACATTCAAGAGTACAATGGGAGTAAATTTGTAAAAATCAACATCAATCTAAAAAGCGAACCAGACCAATACGGAAAAGACGTTTCGATTTCGATTGATACTTGGAAGCCTGAAGAAAGTAAAAACAAACCTAATCCAAACTTTACTCACGATAACACCGACCTACCATTTTAATGGCAAAGAAACTAACCCCACTTCCCAAGCTACTCCAAAAAGCTCAACAAGTATTTAACGCACACATACGAGAAAGAGATGAGAATTTAGGTTGTATTTCTTGCGATGGCGAAGTACAACAAGCCGGACACTATTTTTCGCAAGGGCAACACTCGGCTTTAAGATTCGGTTTGCCTCATACGTTTGCTTATCATAATACTAACGGACAATGTATTCGGTGCAATATGTATCTATCCGGAAACTTAATTAAATATCGACAAGGATTGGTTAAGAGATACGGAGAAGATTATGTAAAGCAATTAGAAGCTGAAGCCGAAAATAATAAGCTAAAAAAATGGAGTAGAGAAGAACTTGAACTTATAATACTAACCTACAAATGACACACGGTTCATTATTTAGCGGAATTGGCGGTTTTGATTTAGCAGCGGAATGGATGGGGTGGGAAAATAAGTTTCATTGTGAATGGAACGAGTTTGGTCAAAAAGTCCTAAAATATTATTTTCCTGAATCCGAATTATTTACCGATATTACAAAATCCGATTTTACAAAGTATGCAAACCAAATTGACATTCTTACAGGAGGATTTCCCTGTCAACCCTACTCATCAGCAGGAAAGCGACTTGGTAAAGAAGATGACCGCCACCTCTGGCCGGAAATGCTCCGAGCAATTAAAGAGATTAAACCACGTTGGGTTGTGGGCGAAAATGTTCTCGGACTTGTTAATTGGAATAGAGGGTTGGTATTCCACGAGGTGCAAACTGACTTGGAAGCTCAAGGGTACGAAGTATTCCCGTATGTACTTCCAGCTGTTTCCGTCAATGCTCCGCATAGAAGGGATAGAGTTTGGTTTGTTGCCTACTCCAGAAAGTTACGATTGGAATTCTGCAAGACATCCCAACCTATGGGAGAAAGACAAAAAAAAGTATGCAGAGAAAGGAATAAATTTACATTGCAATCTTCGACAGAAAGCAATATTGGGAATGTTACCGACTCCTTGCACAAGAGATTACAAGGGGGACAGAAAATTAACGAATGGCAAAAATGTGACACAAAAGGGAGAAGAAATGGGTTTGACATTAGAACAAACAGCAAGAATTTTATCAAATCAACAGGATGCCAGTTCGAAAAATTCCCAACTGTCCCCCCAATTTGTAATGGAGATGATGGGCTTTCCGACAGATTGGACTCTATTACCTTTTCTAAATGGAGAAGGGAATCAATCAAAGCAGGTGGAAACGCAATAGTACCACAAGTAGTTTATCAAATTTTTAAAGCAATAGAACAATATGAAACACTCAAATAGCTTTTATTACGATTTAGATTTCGGAGAAAAAGCCGAAGATTGGATTAACCAACTATTTTCCGATGGCAAAAAGATAGAAGTTAAGTATGACCGAATGGCTCATAAAAGCGGAAATGTTTACGTAGAATATCAATCAAGAGGCAAGAAATCGGGTATAGCTACGACTCAAGCAAATTACTGGATATTTATTATTGATAAAAAACAAGCTGGAATAATTGTTAATGTCAATAAATTAAAAGAGATTTGTCGCATAGCTTATCAATTAGGACATATCGTCAAGGGTGGCGATAATGATACAAGTTTAGGATTTTTAATACCAATAAACCAAATAGTATGAACACACCACAACAAGCAAGACAATTAATTGAACTTTATTGTAAACACTACAAAATCAAAACATCGGATTTAAAACGAAACAATCGTTACTATCCAGCAAAAGTAATCGTTAGAAAAGACGCTCACGTTAATACCTCAACGATGCGTATGGCTTTAGCTTATTTTATATTTATGCACTTTCCTTTACGAATTAAAGAAGTAGCGGAAATAGTCGGGTACAATGACCATTCCCCGATTAGTTCACAACGTAAGGTAGTAGAAAGTTATATTCAAAATAATGATGCTTTCTTTATGCCTTATTACGAATCTTTAATTAATTTAGCCAATGACTTAAATATTTCAATGGAGTATCGAAGAATGTACACGAATGTTACTCCGTTTATGAGATATGAAAGCGATACCGATTTTGCAGAAAATATAAAATATTATGAAAATGCCAAAACGATTTGTTGATACAGACATTTGGGAAAAAGAATGGTTTATGCAATTAAACCCAACCGAGAAATGTTTAGTTAAGTATGTAAGAGATAAATGCGATATAGCCGGAATTTGGAAACCTAATTTTATTCTTGCCTCGTATGTTATAGGCGACAAAGTAACTTTAGAAACCTTAATAGGAATAGACAATGGAAATCAATTTCAAGTTTTGCCCGATGGTAAAATCCTATGTATAGATTTTGTACAATTCCAGTACGGAAGTGAGCTTAATCCTTCATCTCCGATTCATAAGAAGATTTTAAACTTATTGAGTAAATACGAAATACAATACGGAACAAAAGAAGTATATTCGAATAAGTTTGAACCGCCAACGATTGAAGAAATAAAACAAGAAATGCTTTTAAAGGTTAGCGAAAGAAACGCTATTGAACAAGCAAAACGCTTCTTTGATTACTATGAGAGTGTTGGTTGGTTTGTAGGTAAGCACAAAATGAAATCTTGGAAACACGCAGTTTCTGGTTGGATAAGTAGAGCCAAAATAGAACCTTCTAAAGAAAACATACGAACCAAAATTATGACAATAGGAAATAAAAAACTATCCGAACTATGAACAACCCAGCATTTGAATACTTACGGCAATTCAAAAAGGTTTCCGATGAAACCGAAGAACTCGTAATCAAATTCGTAAAAAAGAAATACCCCGAAATAAGCGTTAATGAACTTGTAACAATCTTTGAAAACGGAATAGCTGGAGAGTTCGGTAAGATATATTCAGCCGACCCCGAAACACTTTTAGATTGGATTCGTAAACACACTATAAAAAAAGGTTCGGAGCGTAGCTATTACGAAACTCCACTACTAACGAAAGACATTACTATTTACCATCCTTTTTATCCGACAAGAACAGAGGATTGGCTCAAAGAAGTTAATAAGGCATATACCGCTTATCTTAATGGTGTATCGGTTTTTGAAATGCACCCACATATCTACGATAGATTAATGATAGATAGCAAAATAGAAATGAACTCTTATATAAAGTATTTAGTAGATAGTGTAGAACAAGCCAAACAAAAATACCTCAAAGATTATTTTGAATACTGCAAAAGACAAGGATTGAATCAAATTTACTTCATAAAGAAAACCAATGAATAATTTAACCGCTACCGAAAAGTATAAAATCTTTATGGAGATTACTAATAACTCCTTTGTAGAGATAAGTATGAGTTATGCCAAGAGTTACCAAGAAAATCCAAAAGCTTTTATTAATTGTTATATAAAACATAAGAGCATACGAATGGTTTGTAAGTGGATAGTATTTACTTATAAATATATCGGTGCATTTGAAGAAGTAAAAGCACAAGGAAAGGATTTTAGCGATTGGGTAGAGAAGCAAGACCTAACTACACAAGACAAGAAAAGCTTCAATGAAATTCTTATGATTATTCATTCTATAATAAAATGAAAAGGTATATCTCATTCAGCGGTGGAGTAGAATCAACTACGATGTGCCTTTTGTATGGAAAAGGAGCAACCGCTATTTGGGTTGATACTGGAGCTGAACATAAAGAAATGTATGAGAGAATAGATTATACCGAACAACGATTAAAGGAGTATCATAATGGAGATTTTGAATTAATTAGATTAAAAGCTGAAGCTAAATATAAGGGCGAGTTTTACGATTCATTGGAAGATTATATTATTGCTATTAAGTTTATGCCTTCTCAACAACGTAGATTCTGTACCATTGAATTTAAAATAAAGCCAATAGATAATTTTTTAAGCCAAGAAGATTGTGAATTATTAATAGGATTTAATTACGATGAACAAGGCAGAACTGGAAACTTGGAAAAAAAGACAAATATTAAATACTCATATCCCTTGATTGAAGATGGCTTAACAAGAGATGATTGCGAAGATATTTTAAAAATAAACAACCTACATCCTAAATTTCCGGTGTATATGTTACGAGGCGGTTGTAGAATGTGTTTTTTTAAATCGGAAAAAGAATATAGGGCGATGTATCATTTGAACCGAAATGAATTTAATGAGGTTATGGAGTTTGAAGAAAAGATACAAGACCAACGTAAAAAGTTTTACTCAATAATGGGTAATGGTAAGAGTTTAAGACAATTAGCTAACGAATGCGAAACAGAATTATTTCGTGACGTACAAGCTTTGTATGATGCCTATAAAAAAGAAGGTAAATCTTGCGGAGCATTTTGTAGAAGATAAAATCCATATCAATGATTAAATGTACTACTTGCAACCAAATTAAAGAAGCTCAACACTTCGCCTTTGTAAAAGGTAAAAGAAGGGAAACTTGTAAAAAGTGTGCTAATAAATCAAACGCATACTATACACACCCCGAAACGTTTTTCAATCTATTCGTAGGTAAAAACGAATGGAAGCACGTTTATTTTGAAGATACTATCGTAGTAGGTAAAACCTTTTAAATTATGTGGAATCCATTTCACTACTCAAAAAGAGGAATCTATGGTAGATTTCTAAAAGTACACAGAAGGAAGTTATTTTAACTCTACCAATCGGAATCCCATTTGCCAAAGGAATCGAGCCGTAACGCTGGATTCTTTTCTAACTTTTGTTTCCGACCAATCCGGATGCTTTAAGTGAAAGTGTTCGTGTAGTAAATAAAGAAGATACCGATAACCTCGCAAACGAGAATCAATTTCCATTTTATTTTCTTCGGTGTAGGCAATACCATAAGCTTGTTCTTTTCCAAGCTTACGATGAACTACTTGATGTATCTTCTTCTCCATAAAAATTAGCCGTATAAATTTCTTTTACTCCGATATGAATAATATACAAAGACATTAATTTGATTTGCCTAACAATTTCTTTTTCTTCATCGTCTAACATTCCTACATCGTATTCCGAAATAGAATTCAACGCATTAGTACAAGCAGCAATATCTTCGTGAGGCGAAAAATTTATAGGGCAATCTTCCATTAGTAATCCGTTTTTATTCGTGGTATTTTATTTCTTTTACCAAATTCAATGACATCCTTTTCAACTTCCGCTCTTGATTGCTTTCTGTATTTATCACAAAGAGGTTCTAAAATCGTTAATTTCTCTACCGGTGTTAAAACTTTCATCATTTCTTGAATTTGCTTCTTGATAATTGGAACGTCTTTGTGTGTCATTTAATAGTGTTTTAATTTTAAAAAGATATAAGCTCAAGTCCATACTCTCCTCAAGAGCGTGTTGTACCCATTCGGACAAAGATAAATCTTCTCTATCCATTGTTGTGCCGTATTTTAAAAATCCTCTATCCTCTCGGCTTTCGTACTCTTTAATTAGTTCGTCTAATATCTTACTCATTTGTCTGTTTTTTCGTGGTACTTATTGCAGGTTTTACATTGGAATTGAATCTTTCTTAATCCAGTAGCGGTTGTTTTCCTTTTGTTAATTACTAAATCGTCACTTCCACACTCCGGACAAGTTCCCCTGTCTTGACCAAATATAACTCCGTAGTGAGTTCTTGGAGTATCGTGAACCCTTAATTCTTTGTGAACTTGCTCTAAAAGTTTTACGTCTTGCTTACAATAGTCAATCATTTTATTCATTGACTTTTCGCACTTATTCAAAACGATATCCTTCCACAAATTAAACTCGGTCTTTATTTTCTTTCCGATACCTAAATAAGAGGCGATATAATCAAGTCGATTTGAGTTGAACCTAAACTTACTTCGAGATATTTTTAGCGTGTCTATTGTCGTGTAACGTGGGAATAAATCAATCCTATGAAATAGGCAACGAGTACGAACCCAAGGTAGGTCAAATTTATCTCCGTTATGCCCTACTAACTCGTCAGCTTGATTAGCGATTTTAATAAAATCTTCTAATAGCTTTTTATCGTTTTGGTTTTTATCCCACTTTAATCCGTAAACTTCTTTTTCATCTTCCCATTTGTAACATATACAAATGATTGCTCGTTCCTTGATAATGTTGTGATAATCGATATTTTGCTTATATCCGGAACTCCAAAATAAGCCTATATTCGGACTGGTTTCGATATCGAAATACAAACGCTTTCGTTTCGTTTTCATATTGGTAGGTAGATTTTAAGGTTTACTTTCCAAGCTCGAAGTGCATCCAATCGTAATTCTTTTCCCTTCCATACGAAATAAATCCGTATTTATAGAAAATATCAATCATTGGTTGATACTCAAGTTTAGAAAATTGTGCTATCGGGGATTTTACTTTTAAGCCATTTCGTGCTGGGTCTAAATCAATAGCAATTCCCCAAGCGTGTCTACTCCACCTTACTTTAGAACCTCGCATTGTTCTAACATTGACACAACCGCCAAAAAGGTCTATCCCTAATGTTTGGATATTTTGTAAGCCGTAATGCTTTAATAAGTCCTCAAAAACATTTGTAAAAGGTTCTACCGCTTCTTCGTGGCATTGCATTTTTCTTACAATCGTTTTAGTATCCCAAGCTATTCGCATAGGATACGGTAAAGGCATTATTGTAAAGTTATCGGGGTTTCCAGGTGTGCCGTACTTGGCGATTATTTGAGCATCGGTAAGTGCCATTTGATTAGGTTAATTATAGGTTTGCGGATTAGATATAATGAAATAGCTATTAAAAGCCAAATAAGACAATTTAAGCGACTTTTAGCCTTCGCCTTGTATTCTTCTGTTCTTTCGGTTTGAATGGCTAATTTCGCCTCTAATTGATTTATACGAGCATTGTCTACTACTACCTTTTGGATGGTATCTCGTATAGTAATGGTTTTTACTATCTTTTTAGTAAGTGGTACTCTTAAAGTATCGGTTCGTAGAATCGTTCTTAATACTTCGTTTTTTTCGATAATAGTATCGTAAGTTATCGTGGTATCAGATTGCGTTTTGATGATTGTATCATTTGTACAATACCCCATTTCAATAACCTTTTCGGCTACCTCATCAAGTTTCTCTTTGTCTTTTAAAACTTGCTTTACCGGATTACACCCCATTAGAAGGAGTATCAGTAGGAGTTTCTTCATCTTTAAAAAAGTTTGATATAAACTTACCCACAACGGCAATAATCATAATAATCGTACCGGCTAACGGATGACCATTCAAAATAACAATACTCGCTCCAAAAGTTCCGGAAGCAGCAAGAGAATCCCCTAAAATACGAATACGTTTAGGGGTAGGAGAAAAATAATGTTTCCAACCGAACTTCATTCTCTATCTTGTTTGTTTTGTAATTGAATAGAAAGATTAGAAATTTGAGTAGCGATAGTGTCAAGCTTCCGACTTATTTGGTCATCTTGCTTTTCTACTACCGCAACCCTAATCTCTAATTCCTTTAGCTTTAAAGATACTTTAACGTAAATACCGATTAATCCGGTAACGATGGCTACAAATTGCCCAGCTAAAAAAATACTTAAATTTGTCATTTCGAATCTATGAGCGTAAATAATGCCGGATAATATTCGTCAGTTTCTACGTTCTCTAAATGCTCCAATTTAAGGTCAGCACCCCAAAGTTCACTAACGTTGATTTCTTTTTCAGCCGTTAGTAAATCTTGTAACTCTTTGTTAAAGTCGGCAATCTTATCGGAAGGTATTTCAATCATTCCTTCTTTTTCTTCTCCGTACTTTTTAAAGAGTTCTTGTTTTGCTTCCTCGTACAATTTAACTTCTTCGCTAACTACTTTGTTTAATCTTTGTAGATAAACCTTCGTTTTTAAAGAAGTTTTTTGCTTGAGCATTCCTTGAGAAAGAACTTCCGTTTCTTTTCCTTGTTTTGTTACTCCGTTAAGTTCGTAATAGAGGGCGATTACTTCGTGCAGTTTTAAATTCATATAGGTTTTATTTTAAATAGATTTTACGCTTCGTTTTGCCAAGGTAAACCGAGATTCACTATCGGTGGGTTTTTTAAGTTTTCGATTTGAGCTTCGATGCTATCTTTTAAGCTTTGCACGTCTAAACCAGCTTCAAGCCAACCGATAACGTCTTGCTCTGTTAAATCAGGGTAAGCCGTAAAGTCGCTTGGAGAAGGTTCGCCACAAGCATACGTTCCGTAAGTTTCCGCTTGATAATCGCCATCAATACCTTTGTATCGATAGTGTACTGTCTTGACAACATCGTTTAAATTTCCGTCTTGCGGTGCGGTGTCAAGTTGTGAGATTGTCCAAGAAAATTGTGTCATTGTATTTTGTTTTTAAATTTTAGTTAGGTGTACAAGTTCTTAAGTTATATTGAACTCCGTTTACTTCTACGATTAAATATTCGTCATTTTCGGTTACAGTTGAGGACATTACATTTCCAAGTTTCCACGCTTGAGCCGTTCCACCAGAAGGTGCTGCGGTTTTGATTGAGCCATTTGGGAACTCTGCGTTTCCTGCTTGTGATACTTTAAAAACATCAGTT